TGTTCTGAATAAATTCATTTTGATCAGCTAATATATCTTGCAGTTCTTCTTTGGCAAGTCGTCTTGCAGTTTTAGAATCATACCCTTCATTCTGATACTGATTGGTAAGTTCTTTAAAAATTTGCTTCCTTTCTTTTTGCCAAAGATTTTTAGCCATTGTGTTACTTTGCGCTTTCCTCTATATCATCCCAGAACTGGGCTACTTCTACCTGATCATGTGGATCATAACCACATTCAATCATAAAATCATGCAGCGCATTGTATTCTTCTTTGTTTGTTTTAACTTTTTCTCGGTAAGCTTCAAAGTCTATTACGTTTTCGTTTTGCTTTTCTGTTTTCCATGAGTTGTCAATACCAATACCACGAATTTTTTCCAAGTCCTTAGTCAAGACATCAATCCTTTTCTGTGAACGGTCCAACTGTCGTTTCAATGTGCTTACTTGTTTGGTAAGTAATTGTTTTTCTTTATCAATTTCTACCATATCGTCTGCTCCTTTAATGGGTCTGGTAAACCTGCCGCCTACGTAATTATTATAATAGGCATACTTATCTGTTCCGTCAAGTATTTTTGTCAAGACTCCAAGCTTCATCTGATAATGAAGCTCATAGTATTTCATAGTTCTTTTGTTCTCGTACTGATCTATTATCTCAAAGTTAAAATTTTTCTTTCCTATTTTTTTAATATCTTCAAGCAAAGCTTTTGAAGACCCCATATATTCTTTCCAATTAGATGCTACATTTTTTTTGTTTCTTTTTACAAAATACTGTTTGCATCCTATATAAGCTTGCTTTGTTTTTTTGTTGGTAATCTTGTAGACAAAACCAAAATACTTATCAGGGTTTGGTTTTATTTTTTTGGTATGTTTCCAATGCATTTGTTATTATGAAATCCACCACTCCCAAGAAAACATTTCAGGTGCTTTCTTTTTAGATGCTTTCTTAGCAGCAGCTACACCTGCTTTAATAGTCTTACGCTTCTTGGTTTTTGTTTCTATCATTTTGTCAATAACATGCAGAATTTCCAGCACATTTGCTCGGCTGTATTCTTCTTCTTCCAAGATGTATCTAATTTTTTTTAACTTTTGTAGGTCAGTCATTCTACTTGCTCCAATTGTTTTAAGTATAGTAAGTTTAATACCATTCTTTTAATTCTTCAACCTCTGGAAGTCTTGCTACTTTTGTAAGATACCTTTTATTTTTTGCATAATTAAATACCCGAAGTCCTTGACCATCGTTAGCATCTGACCAACATTCTCTTTTATAGTCACAGTAAACACAACCAATAGGAAGCTTATAGTTGCCAGACCTACCATCAGGTATATCGGAATAGCACCTATCAGGTATGCTATTGTTTGAAACCATTCTTTTAAGGTATTCAACACGTTCTTTGGCATTAATCATTTCCAATGAGTGTACTGGGGTTAAACATATTTCACCTGTAGATTTATCAATAGCTAGAAAGGCAGCTTCATCAACACCATTGGCTTGAGCATATGCAGATATCTGAGATATGTATCCAAAAGGATCGTCTTCGTAAAGCCTGTTATGTTTAAACTTTTCAAAACTTTTTCCTGAAGCACTTTTACAATCAACTAAGACACCATCTATTACAGCATCTTGATGGCCTTTAATACCTTGTATATCTAATTCTTTTTGAGTTTCTTTTACAGTATGACCTGAAACACGGGTAAGGAGAAGAAGAAGCTCTTCAAGGATATGACCATATAAGAATTTAATTTTTGTGGAAGACGGTAAAGGATTTGTTTTTTGTTTTAGATTAGACCTATACCATAGCTGTCGATTAGGTTTGCCTATAGCAGACAATCTTAATTTATTATCATCTTTTCTATCTTCACAAAGAGATGATGTAATCTGATTGCAAACTTCTTCAGCAAATTTATCTAAATGTTCTGGCAGTTTTTCAAGTTGCTTTTTTGTTAGACTGCCGTCATCAAAGAGACTGTAAATATCTCTTACTAAATTATTAATATTTTTTCTAAGCATGGGAAATGAGGGGAGCCACAGAACGTGGCCCCCCTTTCAGGTTATGATGCAAAAGGAATATCATCGTCAGATGTATAGCCTGATTCCACAACATCGAAATCTTCAGCTTCACCATCAGATGCATATGGCACAAGTTCAGTCACCTGTACTTTTTGTAGATCAGCAGACCTACCTTCTTTGTTCTTCCATGTCCAATCGTATGGACGATAAAGAACATTAACTTTAGATCCGTTACCAATCAATGTATTAAACATTGGCTGGCGTTGAGAATCTACAAGTTCAGGTGCTTGGTTATTACCATTCTTACCTTCTACTTTACGCTTAATGGTTACGAAATCACCACGATCATCACCTTTATTTTTTACTGATAGTCCGTCAGCTTTAACTTTAGAAATGTTTTCAGCATCCAGACTTACATCAATAGTCCAGCAAGGTTCAAACGTAGTGTTGGGCTGTGAAATTGAAGCCCAATAAGCAGTACCTGAGATTACAGTCATTGTATTCCTTTCCATTTGTAATGACTATTAAGTTCTAGCATATCTTATATAAGGATGTCAACAAAAAAATCAATGGATACGATCAATAATTATATCCATGTCATATTCATAGACATCCGGTACAGAAGATTGCAGATCGTACAAAACCCTAAGAGCGTCTTGTTTACTCTTGAAGATTTCAATCTTGGTCCCGGCATCATTTGTCATTGGTGTAATGCTTTCAAAGATACCGGAACCAAAATTATCAGTGCAATACTCTACTAAAATATATGACATCGCACCTCCTTTATGCTGCTTCAAGTTCTTTCCATTGTATTGAATTAATCATGTCAGATACTCTGTCTTCTCGCAACTTAACAGTGTTACGATTTTCTTTGATACCTTTGGTATCTTTACCGTAATAAAAATCACCACCAGATTTACCTGACATTAAACTAGGATGAGAAGACCAATAAGTAGCAGCATTGTACACATTGTAAAGTGTACCTCCCGTGTTGGTAGCGTATTTATCGTAAGCACCACGACCAGTGATATGTCTGCTTTCTTCATCAAAGATCTTCATAAGGTTAGACAGCATGATTTTATTGCCAACATTCTTACGTTCAACATTATCATAACGCTTGGCAACTGTTTCTTTAAACAAACTAATAACATTATCACGCTTAACTGGTGTATTATACCATGATTTCATTTGCTCAATACCATCACCACTAATATACTTAGTAGCATTACTAATCTTTGCAGCAAATCCTACGATATCAAAATTCTTACTGTGTCTACCATATACATGAGCTAGCTTATTACCAGATACCAGAGTGTTCCAACATTTAGAACGCCATACACCCATCATACCATTGTTAGCCCATGTACGATTATGAGAAGTACGAAATACAAATTCAGGTATAACAAGTTCATCTTGATTTCTACCAAAGCTTCCAAGATGTCCAGCATCTTGATCAAGAAAAGTTTTCTGACCATGAAATCTAGCTTTAAGTTCTAGCTGTTGTCCATCATTTAGTACATCTACAGTAAATTCTGTTTCAGAAAGATCTAGTTTTGTATTCTCATCTACAGATGCAATGGTCAAAGCATCTTCAATATGATCTACAATATCTATATATTGAACTGGTGTGTAGTCTTTAGATACTATAGCAAGAGGCTTACCTGTATCAGTTCGTTTAAGAACTTTACCAAGTTCTTCAGGTACATCAGGAATATTAAAAGTTTCTACATTAAAGTTAAGTTGACTACGATCAAACATCTGCATTGTCTTTACCTTTAAGTTATGAATGAGGATCGTCCCTCAAAAGAGGGGACGAGCCGAATGGATCTTTGTAACTTTAATAGCGTTAGGATAATCTTCTTTCACCTCATATTCTGTTTCATACATTGTAACTGTCGTTTCGATATTGCCAGTACCATCACATTCAGTACAGTACCGACCTATGGATGTTACCATATTGTTATATACAATACCATCTTCACATTCGTTGCAATAACTTTCTACAAGCCATGCTGTATTTTCAAGTGTCATTTACCTTGACCTCTGTATTTTTTCCAAGATAGCTTCTTACCTTTGTTGTTAGGTTTAGATCTAATACTGTGTCCTATTGATGTTCTTTTCTTAACACGATGTAAATTAGGATCATAAACATTTGTAGATTTTTTAGCCATGATTATCCAACCAATCATCATAATCACTTTGAAAAGATTTTAGTTCTTTTTCAATATACTTATTAACATCAGCTACATTTAAATAAGCACCGCTCTGTTCAATTTTATGTCGTACCATTGGTACAATCCAAGGATCAGAACCATTAAAAGCATAGTCAAGAATTTCTTGTTTAGTTTTAAACTTGGGAATAGCCATAACAATCTCCATCAAAGGTGAGGGAAAGCCCCTCAGAGAAGGGGGCTTTTCCGAACTAACGTGTATGAACTTGATAACTATCTACATTTCCATATCGTTTATAACTTTCCTTGCAAGATTTACACATGTAAATATTTTTTTCCATGATACTTTCTTTTTGACAGGATAAACACTT